GGTTGTTACATACGCACAAAATAATAATTTAACTGCGTTATAATAATTAATTTAGTGTGGGCTTCGGCCCACACATAATTTTAGGAGAAAATTAATGAGTACATATCCAGTAGATATAAAAGCCAAAAGGATAACAAGCACTTCAGCTAATCAAGAAGTGTTTGGTGGACCAGGAAGATTTTTAGGATTTTCTGCAAACTGCACGGCAGGAGCAGGAACAATTACTTTAGAAGATAATGGTTCAGCTTTAGCAGTGTTTGGAACTCCAGATGGTTCTTCAGCACCTTTTGTATATAATGCTACATTTCCTGGAACAGGAATTAAAGCAAACACTAAACTAACGGTGACATTAGGAACCATTGCTGACGTAACATTTTACTTTGGTTAGGAGTTTTAAGTGGCTACAATAACTTATAAAGTAACCGTAGCAACGGGGACAACACAATACGGAACCGGTAATAGATTTTATATTAACGGTGAATTAGCCCCTGTATTGTATTTACAAGAAGGCAACACCTACATATTTGATCAGTCAGACTCTAGTAATGCAGTTGGTGGTGTTCATCAAATTGCTTTTTCTAGAAATCCAAATAATAATCCAGTGGCTGCTTACACATCTGGTGTTACATCTACAGGCACACCAGGAAGTTCAGGAGCACAAACTACATTTAACGTTGCACCTGTAAGAACTACAGGCGCACCTTTATTATTTTATTATTGTACAAACCACAGCGGTATGGGTAATACTGCTCAAACTATTTCACCAACATCTGAAGAAACACAATTTAATCCTCAAATAGATGATATTATAGAAGAAGCATTTGAAAGAACTGGTGTTAAAAGTGCAAGGACAGGATATATGTTAAGATCAGCAAGAAGATCATTAAACATAATGTTTCAAGAATGGGCAAACAGAGGAGTTCATTTATGGAAAGTTAAACTTGCAAAAGTTCCATTAGTAGAAGGTCAAGCAGAATATAATTTTGCAGCAGACTCAGAAAATTTTCCGGAAGATTTAGACACAGTTTTAGAGGCATATTATAGAAATAATTCAAATACAGCTGCCCCAGAAGATATTGCACTTACAAAAATAGACAGGTCCACTTACTCACAAACACCAAATAAATTAGCAAAAGGCACACCATCACAATATTATGTAGAAAGAAAATTAAATCCAAGTATATTTTTATATACAACACCAAGCTCAAGTGTATCAAGTACAACTACACCAAGTAGTTTTCAGTTTTGTTTTTATTATTTAGCAAAAATTCAAGATGCTGGCGCATATACAAATACATCAGATATAGTAAATAGATTTTATCCTTGCATGATGTCTGGTCTTGCATATTATTTAAGTCAAAAATATTCACCAGATAGAAGTCAAGAATTAGAACGTAGATATGAAAGTGAATTATTAAGAGCTCTTGATGCAGATAATCAAGGCACGTCAACTTTCATTTCACCACAAACATTTTATGGAGATGGAGTATAATGGGTAGATACGCTTCAGGAAAATATGCATATGCTATTTCAGATAGATCAGGATTAAGATTTCCGTATGATGAAATGGTTCGAGAATGGAATGGATCTTTAGTTCACACATCTGAGTATGAACCAAAACAACCACAGTTAGAACCAAAACCAGTTGGTTCTGATCCACAGGCTTTATATAATCCAAGACCACAACCCGCATCTAAAACAAGTTTAATACTTTTAGATTCTAATCCTTTTACAACTGTAATTTCTGGTGGAACAACTTTTGTAAATGTATTTTCAGAAAATCATCAAAGAGCTGCTGGTTCTGTGGTAAGATTTAGAGGTGCACCACAAGTTATAAGTGCTGGACCTGGTGGCAGTGATCCCGCTGATTTAAGAAATTTACAATCTTTTGCAACTATACCTACGTTTGATAATGTCAGTGACCTTAATAATACATCTGGGTTCACGATTGCATTAGGACAAATAGATTCTGCAGGAAATGTTACAGGTGCAACAACGACTGATCCTTTGACACAACCAATAAATTTTTTTCATATAACAAGCACTAGCAATGCTACAACAGGTGGTATATCAGGTGGTGGAGATAACTGTTCTGCAGGACCAGTAACATTAGAGGTAGTAAACGGATAATGGCATATACTTTAACAAATTTAAGAGACGATATTAGAAATTACACTGAAGTAAGTAGTAATGTTTTAACCGATAGTGTTTTAGAAACTATAATTAAAAATGCAGAAAATAAAATTTATAGAGCAATAGATACTGATCAAAGTGTATTTTATGCAACCTCAAATGCTATCATTGGTAATAGATATGTAACTATACCTGATGATTTAAGGGCTATAAGATACGTGCAATTTAAAGATTCTGCCGGTAATCAATTTTATTTAGAACAAAAAGATACATCTTATATCGCAGAATTTTATTCTACACCTGGAACATCAGCTGTGGATATCCCTAAATATTATGCAAATTGGGATGAAGAATTTTGGGTTTTAGCACCCACGCCAGATCAAGCTTATGAGATTACTTTAGCTTACGATAAAGAGCCAGAAACTATAACTGACACTACATCCACGCCTGCTCCAGCTACAAATGGAACTTATTTATCTAATAAATATCAAGATTTACTTTTGTACGCGTGTCTGGTAAATGCATATGGATACTTGAAAGGTCCGGCAGATATGTTACAATACTATCAAAGCCAATATAACGAGGCAATAGAATCGTACGCGCTCGAACAAATCGGGCAGAGACGCAGAGACGAATATCAAGATGGTGAAGTTCGCGCTCAACTTAATGTCAAACCACCATCAAGTTATAAATAGGAGATAAAACAATATGGCAAATATAATACCAAATAGTTTTAGAGGTGCTCTCTTTGAAGCAAATCATAACTTCAAAGCTTCTGGTGGAAACACTTTTAAAATTTCTTTGTACACAACTAATCCATATTCAACATCATCAACAGTTGCTTTACTAGGGGTTAGTAATGGTGAAGTAGATACAACAGGTGGTACAAACTATTCTGTAAAAACATTAACAAGATTTGGAGTCGCTTCGAGCACAGCGGTAGCTTCTGTTGACTTTGATAATGTTACTTATAGTAGTGCATCTTTTACTGCAGCTTTTGCAGCTATCTACAATACGGATACAGTTGATGGTACAGCTAACAGATTAGTAGTGGTTTTAGATTTTGGTGGAAATAAGACAGCAACGAATGGTACTTTTACTATTACGTTTCCTGATCCTACTACACCTGCTAATGCAATCATAAGTATGGCATAGGAGAATAAATGGCCTTAGTTATAAATGATAGAGTAAAAGTAACAAGCACAACTACTGGAACAGGTGCATTTGCACTTGGAACAGCAGTAACTGGCTTTGAAACTTTTGCACAAGGCATAGGAAACAACAACACGACTTACTATTGTATCTTTAATCAAGGCACAAGTGAATTTGAGGTTGGACTTGGAACATTAGATGCTACAAGTGCAAATTTAACAAGGGGATCAGGAGCTACAATTTTTAGTAGTTCTAATTCTGACAATGTTGTTGATTTTGCAGCAGGTACAAAAGATGTATTCTGTACTTTACCAGCAAGTAAATCGGTTTTCTTGGACGCATCAGGAGATCCAGTAGGAGCAGCGTCAGCTGGCTTTGCATTAGCAATGGCGGTGGCGTTATAAAGGAATAAATTATGGCACAAGATTTTAGAAACAATTTACAAAGAAACGTTGGAACATCAGAAGTTACTTTGGTAACTGGCGGCGACTACGATGCAGTTATTGGAATTAGATGTTGTAATGTTGTTACCTCTACTATTTTAGTTGACGTTTTTATTGAAAGTGGTGGTAATGATCATTTTATCGCTAAAAACGTTTCAGTCCCACCAAACAGTGCGATTGAATTAATTCAAGGTGGAGCAAAAATTGTTTTAGAAAATGGTGACGTATTAAAAGCTAAAAGCGATACTGCTTCGTCTTTAGATATTGTCACATCATTTATTGATACAATTAGTTCGTAGGAGGAATTATGACGGCAGTAGTAAATGGAATCCAATATATCGGAGGCAGCGCAGCCCCTGATGAATTTATAAAAAATCAAGCAGGTACGATTGATGGTACACAAACTGTTGAGAACGGAGTTCTTGCAGGACCTGTGACTGTGCCTGGCACAATTACAGTAACAGGAGTATTAGTCATTGTCTAAAGTAGAAGTAAACGAAATTGATAAACAAAGTGGTTCTA